GTACTTCTTCTACTTTATCGAATAGATTTTCACTTACTCGATATTGTCCAAGGGCTATAAAGCCCTGTTTTCCTTCTTCTTTTACCATGTGAAAAGGAGAATTTTCTATCTCTATTTGCTGTACTAATTCAGTCGAATATACTTCTGTAGACTCTCCGATAGAGTTTAACATAATTGATTTCTTTGATTCCATAATCTGTTTTTTTTTCTTTATTTATTAATACGTAATTTATTAAGTCTTTTTGATACAGGATTTCTCCTGTATCTATGTCTACTAATTGTACTTTAGTTTTCCATTCCATTTTTTTTCTTTATTGGGCTTTTAATTAATAAGCCTATTATAAACACTATGAAATTTGCTACTATTTGAATAATTTCTGTTTTTTCCATTTTATACACCTCCCTTCTAGGATATTTAGTTTATTTTTTCCAACTTTTATTTGTTTTTGGATCGTATTCTATATGTATATGATCACCTTCGTTTATTACATCGTAATCGTCTCCAATTTCTATTTTAATTCTTATTGTACATGCGCTTGGATATTTCATATCTCTAGTTCTAATGTCTATTGCATCACCTGTGTAGTGTTTACTATTAATCTTATGCTTTCCATCTTTTGCACTTGTAATCGTTATTTCATACTTTTTACCTTCTATTGCCTTGCATGCATTTTCGGTTTTTACCATTGCAACTTTCATTTCTTTGTTTAATCTTTCTAGATTAACACTTGAATTTTTTCTTTTCATATTTTATATTATTAAATTGTTTGCAAATATAATATTTTTATTATTATACTTGTTTATTTCTTTTAGAATTTATATAATTCTTTAAACCTCTTAATTTTTCTCTTTCTTGTTGATAGTTTTCTTTACTCCATTGTTTGCTATCATCTCCATAGCCTAATCTTTTATTTTTTTCTCTGTAGTATTCTAATGCTTTGTTATATTCATCATCATTTATACTTACATCTATGTATTCACCGCCTACATATCTTTCTTCTTTATTTAGTAGATTTATCCATAAATCTTCCCTTTCTTCATCTGTATATATTTTATTTCTATAGTACTTTGGTAGACTTAATTTACTTCCTGTTTTAGTTTTATAGTATTCTTTTGTTTCTTCTCCGTTGTACTTGTTTATTTTACTATCTATTCTTTTCATATAGTTACTTCCTATGCCTTTGCTGCATAATATTTTACTTGTGTACCCTTTATGATCTTGATCTATTTTATTTATGTATTTTACTATATAATTTATTGTTTGTTCGTTAACCCATTCACCGAACCAAACGTGTCCATATTTCCATATTTTTTCTATTTCTTCATTATTTTTATTAAATATTATTCCATGCATATGTATTCTTTCTGTATTATTATGCCCTAATTCTGTTACTAACCAGTGTCTTACACTTGTTTTATATTTTTTTCTCCATCTCTCGAGGAATCTTCTCACTGCTAGTGTTGCTATCTCATTGTCTAGATCTTTTCTTAGACTTTTTATTTCCACATCTTTACTTAATTCTATTATACTTTCTTCACTGAATGTCAGTGTTACGTAGTTACCTTCTTTATTATTTCTAATTTCTTCATTCATTCTTACCTGCCATTCTCTTTTTTTTTGCTTCATGCATTCTATACACTTCCCGCATCCGATTGGTACAATCTCGGTTCTGCTGTCCTTTATTTCAGGTACGTTCCCTCCATTTTTTTTATTTGCTATATATTTTCTATTTTTTATTAACTTCGGATATAGGCACATATTTTATCTTTTTACTGAACAATATTTAATCGGTCGGTATTTCCGACCTGTTAAATAGTTGTTCATTCTTATTATGTATACTTTTTTTTACATTTATGGCACGGCATGGCATTCCGAAGGAATCCAAACCGTGCCATTTTTTATTTTATTATTTTACTTATGCTTCCCGCTGCTAGTGCTGCTAGTTCTGCCCAAGTTTTCCAATTTGTCATTTCACCTGTATTCCATTCTGTACTCAGTTTGTGTGCTAGTGCTCCAATCTCTGCCGCATTTGCGTGTTTTGTTGCATTTACTAGTTCTTGGAAGTATCCTTTTGCTTTTTCGTTAGTTAGCAATGCTTGTGCATTTGCGTTGCCTTGTCTTGCTATGCTTTCAAGTATATTATTTATTGCTTCTTGTGCTATAAATCCCTGTCCGCTTACGTTTACTTCCATTCCTTTTTCACCACCGTTGTATTGCCATTCATTGTTATTTCCTGTCATTTTCCAAGTTTTTTCCTTGTTTTCAAGGTATTTGTTTGCTCCCTCTTGTATTGTTTTTTCTTTTGAGGGTTGTCTCATTTCTTTTTCAGTTGTTGTTCTTTCTGTACTTAGTCCGGCTTCTTTTCTGTTTCTTTCTGTTACACTATCATTTAGGTCTATTTCACTCCTTAGTTTTGCCATTTGCATGGCCATTCCTTGAGTTTGTATATCATTTTGCTTTCTTGCTGCTTCATCGCTTGCGTGTCCGCCTTGTGCTTGTGGTGCGTTTACTGAGCTTCCTCCGCTACCACTTCCTCCATACATCATTGCTGGATTTAATCCTGCTTCTTTTAGCCTTCTTACGTTGTTTTCTGGACTGTTCATATCATATGCTTTGTCCATTCCTTCGAATGCGTATTTTTGCTGGATTGCTCCTAGCTTGTCTTGTTGCTCTAATTGGTCATTTGCTACTGCTTTGTTGTAGCCTGTTGCTTCTCCTAGTCCGTAGCCTACTTGTTGCATTACTTGACCTCCTAGTTGCATTCCTAATTGTTCTACTGCCCCCATATTTTTCGCGCTTTTTTTTTAAAAAGTGGTACTCACTCTTCTTGATAATATAGAATACATGCGTACCACCTTTGATTTTAATAATTAATTTACTGGATCGCTTGTGTTGACTGGCTTGATTTCTTCAACTGCCACTTCTTCTTTTTTTAGTTTAGCTTCTCTTTTTGCAAGAGTGCTTTTACTTACTGCATCCATTGCTTCGATTGCTATTTCCCATCTATCAGTTCTTATATCGTGTTCTGCTTTTACTCCGTCTTCTCTTTCGGTATATATCAGCGGTGCACCGTCTTTAATAGGCTCATTTTGAGTCACTATTCTTTCGATTTTGTTTTCGATACTTTCACCTTCATAACTATTATTTACAGTTATTGTTGTCTCATTTTTTATTTTATGATATCTCATTTTTTTATAAATTAGGCATTAGTTTACTACTCATTTTTCTTCTTGCAGTAATATCCGTTGCAATTTGAACCCAAAAGTTTTGGCTATCCAAGCTTGTTTGTGCAAACATATAATTGTACTTACTTGGGTCAATATAGGTTGTTAGATCTTTTATTCTTGGGTTTCCATCTTCATTAGTTTCCCATTCATATCTCCTATTTAGAGTCATGAACATTTCTTTGTTTGGATCTGCAAAATTACCATAACACTTGTTAAAGTTCGTCATGTAATTTAACCAAGCTGGTTGTTTTCCCGCACTGAATTTTTGATCATCTATTGATTCCCAAAACGCCATTTGTTCTGTTAACAGATCTTGAAATCCAATTTCATCTAATGCTGGTTTGTGTAAATCGTCCATCGTTTTTAGGTGTACATCCCATGCGTTACCTTGGGAATAATCTACCCTTGGTGTTAATGATACTATACCAATTATGTAACATGGTTCGTTACATTTTATTGATACTCTTCCACCTTTGTGTTTTTTTGCCATACCACCCTTTCCGCCGAGAGTTCCTAATGGGAATTCTTCCGTTGTACTTGTACTTACTACTTCGTTGAATACTACTTCCTTGCTTAATCCACCCATATAAATAGGTGTTTCGCTCATGTTGTACGGTTTAGTTCCGTACACTGCTTCCATCCAATCGTTATATGTACCTCCGCTAACTGCAATTCTGTTTAGCATGTTGTACACTTTTTGACTTAAGTTTAAAGTGTCAAGTGTAAAGTAGTCATCAGTTGTTGATATAGCTGTAATACTGCTAATTCCGTTGTCACCGTCAATCCATTCCGTGCTCAACCAATTATTGAATATGTCGCTTTGATAGGTTTTTAATCCTAATCCTTCTTGGCTGTACTGGCTGACTGGTTGATCATTACTTAATGATTTTTTCATTGGTAGTCCGTACGGAGATATAGCTGTAGACTGCACTTGGTAAGGTGAAGTTATTGCCTGTGCGAGTAAATTAGTTCTCATTTTATCAATGTTTTCAAGACTGAAATTTTGTATACTCACTTTTTCTTCATCTTTGTAAGGATTTACAAAATCGAATCCGTTTAAATCTAATGAATCGAAGTCAGGCGTTAATGATCTGTATGTAACATATGGACTATTCGCTGGACTTATTATTTCGCTAAACATTTCAAATGGTGTATGGTATCCACCATCTATTGCAAATGTTATATTTTTACCTTCATCTTGAGATCCAACATCTGCAAGAATTACTACTTCATCACCATTTAGTACAGTAACACCCCAAGGCATTCCTGTTGTTGGCGTTGCTTGAAAAAATACAAGTCCATTTCTTTTGATATATAAATTGCTCCAATTCCAAGGATTACTGCTAGTTGCGTGTATAACCGCACCTATTTCTTCTTGTTTATTTGCATAGTAGTTTTTGTATATATCCCAATATGCTAAATATGGTACTGCATTGTATGTTCTCTGTACTGTTTCACCTACACTTGAAGTCCCTAGACCTCTTATACCCAAATAAGCAAATATACTGCTTTGGTTAATTTGTTGGTTTTCTATTGGCTTATTAGTGTCCAAATTTCTACCATTTATAATTAAATTTGGTAGTTTGATTTTACTCATATCCATTCCGATTCCCAACTGATTGTTGTGCAACAAAGCTTGATATAATCTAATATCGCATTTGAACACATCTAATTGCATTTTGAAGCTTCCGAACATTGGACCTACAGTAGGTAATGTTTTGCAGTCTGCATTTAAATCAATGTCGAATGTGTCTCCAGGTAACCCCAATACACTCATGAATGGTACTAATGTTCCGCATGACATTGAACTTCTCCATATATATCCTAAATCATGTGTACTTCTTTCATAATTGTGCATTTGCACTTTTAGTTTTTTTCCACTGCCGAGGCGGTCTCCGCCTAATGTTTTTTGTATACTCATTATTCTTTTCCTTTCATTGCGCTAATCATTATAAGCGCTACTTTAATTATTAAATCCCATTTATTTTCTTCTAAGTACTCTAGTACTTCTTCTACTTTATCGAATAGATTTTCACTTACTCGATATTGTCCAAGGGCTATAAAGCCCTGTTTTCCTTCTTCTTTTACCATGTGAAAAGGAGAATTTTCTATCTCTATTTGCTG